TGTATGCTAGTGTTCCTTTTGAACCTTTATTACAGACACCATTCACAAAAGATGAATTTATTCCACTATTAGATTCTGTAACTACAAATAAAGTTATGAAAGCATTGTTATGGGGGATTGCACAAAATCAAAAATCAACCACAAATAATAACGGGGTATTTAATTGTATTAATTATAATCCATTTCAGATTGACACCCAAAGAATACAACCTGGAAACCTTAATAGTTTTATTAAAAAACAATCCTGTGTACAAATTGATAATAAAAATATTAGACTTGTTAAATTTGACACATTTACAGAATCGATACAGTTTATGAACGCTTATATGACAAATGTGATAAACTCAATACCAAGGTTAGTAACATTAAATCCTAATACAAATTTAGATAAGAGTTACGGAGCAGCATTATTCCAACTAGCTTATACAACTTGGTATGGTACATTTGCCTTCGGTAATCCTGATGCGATACCACCTGTACCACCATTAAATGAGACTCAAATTAAAAGTAAAACAATATCTGATTTTGCATCACTTACAAACAATTACAATACATTAGTTGAAAGTTTTACTCAAGCATGGCAACAATTTAAGTAAAAACAAAATAAAGAGATATTTATATTATAAAAAAACTATGAGTATGAAAGCATTATTAGACGATTACTTGAAAAAAGATACTAGAGTTACACAGAAAGATGCTGGTAATGGATATCAAGAAGTATGCGATTTAGATACAGGTGACTGTTATACAATCAGAATGAAAGATGGTTTGATTGAACGAGTGGATAACACTATGAAAACAAATAGAACATTAAAAGTTGAAACACCTCATGGTGTAAAAACATTATTAAACGGTTAAAAATTAAGAAATGAATATTGAAAAACAAATATTAGAAGAATTAAAACGATTTAATCAAATTAATTCATATATTCTTAATGAACAACCTGAAGCGCCGGTAGATGATGTTTCACCGGCAACTGATGCACCGGCAGGGGACTTACCACCGGCAGATGCACCAGCGGGTGATGTACCACCGGCGGGTGATGTACCACCGGCAGATGCAGGAGCAACACCTGCACCAACCGAAGTACCTGAACCTATAGATGTTGAAAATGACCCTGACGTTGAAGAAGTGGGTGGTGAGGAAAAAACCGACGAAGAAGGTGAAAGTGAAGAGATTGATATCACTGACCTTGTGACTTCACAACAAGAAATACAATCTAAACAAGATGAATTTATGAACGATATGTTTACTAAGTTAGATGACTTAGCATCAAAATTAGCGAACATGGACCAAATTATGACTAAGATAAATGATTTAGAGTCTAAATTTGATAAGTATAGAGAAAAAACTCCTGAAGAAAAATTAATGTTACGTTCTTTAGATTCTTATCCTTACAATCAAAAATTGACAGATTTCTTTCAAGATAAAGAAGATGAGATGGAGAAAACAGGAAAAAATGAATATGTATTAACATCAGACGAGGTTGAGAATTTTTCTCCAAATGAGGTAAAAAAAACATTTAATATATATGACGACGAGAATCCAAAGATGTAAAAAATAATAGGATAAAGAATCAATATAAAGGGGGCGTTTGTCCCCTTTTTTTATTTGACAAACTTAAATATTCACCTATATTTGTTGTAGATAAAAGAGTAATAATTAAAAATTTATTTATGGCAAATTCAGTATTAGATTCAGTACTAGCTCAGTACGAAAAAAATTCAACATCGAGCAACACACCAAGAACTAACATTTCTCAAGAAGACAGATTGAAGAAGTATTTCTCAGCAATCCTTCAGAAGAATGAAAAATCCGCATCACGAAGAATTCGTATCTTACCTACAAAAGATGGTTCATCACCATTTGTCGAAGTTTGGTACCATGAAATTCAAGTAAACGGGCAATGGGTTAAGTTGTATGACCCTGAAAAAAATGACAACGAACGTTCACCTTTGACTGAAGTTTATAATGAACTGATTTCTACAGGTAAGAAAGAAGACAAAGAATTGGCATCACAATACCGTTCACGTTTATTTTACATTGTAAAAGTAATTGACCGTGACAACGAACAAGACGGTGTTAAATTTTGGCGATTCAAACACAACTACAAACAAGAAGGTGTGTTAGATAAAATTCTTCCTATTTGGAAAGCTAAAGGTGATGTCACTGAGGCTGAAAAAGGTCGTGATTTAATCATTGAACTTACAAAAGCAAAAACACCACAAGGAAAAGAATATACAGTTATTCAAACAATCATGTATGATGACCCACAACCACTACATGAAGATAAGGGAATCATGGAAGGATGGCTCCAAGACGAACTTACATGGAATGATGTATACTCAAAGAAACCCGTAGAATATTTAGAAGCAGTTGCAGTTGGTGAGACACCAATGTGGTCATCTGAACTTAAAAAATATGTTTACGGTGAAGCTGCTGAAATTTCACTTGGAGGGGCAAAACAAGAAACACCAACTCCTGTTGACCCACAAGCGAACGAAGAACCAGCGGAAGATTTGCCATTCTAAATTTAATTAAGCATGGATACTTTTAAACATATTGTATCCATGCTTTTTTTTTATAAACAAATTAAAAAAACAAAATGAAACCAGTGATTGCAGAAAAATTAAAAGAAGCGTTAGTTAAAAAATATGAAGCAGAAATTGCTGATGCCGAAGCAAGACTTTATGTTTATTTCACAAATCCTGTTGGGATTGGTGAGCATCCACAACACACAGAAGAGATGGATAATTTAGTTGGACAACTTACAGACGCAAAAGACAAGTTGGAAACTATAACAAATTTTAAAATTTACGAACTATAATGGCTATTAAAAAGAACGACTTTAGTTCACTTAAAAAGAAATTTTCCACATCGGCAAAGTATAAACCACAAAGATTCTTTGACCTTGGTGCACCGTTTTTGGATGCGGTTGGTTTACCTGGACCCGCGATGGGGCACATCAATATGTTCTTAGGACATTCAGATACGGGTAAGACAACAGCATTGGTTAAGACTGCGGTTGATGCTCAAAAGAAAGGTATCTTACCTGTGTTTATTATCACAGAACAAAAATGGTCTTTTGACCACGCTAAGTTAATGGGGTTTGAATGTGAAGAAGTTGTTGATACAGAAACGGGAGAATTAGAGTGGGACGGTTTTTATATATTCAATAATAACTTTGATTATATTGAACAAATCACAGATTACATCAATGATTTATTAGATGCTCAAGAAAAGGGTGATTTAGATTATTCATTGTGTATTATGTGGGACTCAGTTGGTTCTGTTCCTTGTAAAATGACTTACGAAGGTAAAGGAGGTAAACAACACAATGCAAGTGTTTTAGCCGATAAGATTGGTATGGGTATTAACCAACGTATTTCAGGTTCACGTAAAGCAGACTCTAAATATGAAAATACCCTAATCATTGTTAACCAACCTTGGGTTGAATTACCTGATAATCCGTTTGGACAACCTAAAATTAAGGCAAAAGGTGGTGAAGCTATTTGGTTGAATTCTTCATTAGTGTTCTTATTTGGAAATCAAAAAGGTGCTGGTACTACAAAAATTACCGCAACTAAAGATAAGAGAACTGTGAAGTTCGCATCAAGAACTAAGGTGTCTGTTATGAAAAATCACATTAACGGACTTGGTTTTGAAGATGGAAAGATTATCGTAACACCACACGGTTTCTTACCAGGAAAAGAAGCTTCCGAAGAAAAGGCATCAATCGAACAATACAAAAAAGAATATGCTGAATATTGGAAGGAAATAATCGGAGTTGATGGTGACTTTGATTTGAAATCAGAAAAAGAAGAAGTAGAGTAGTAATAATTAAAAAACAAAAAAGTGACAAAAACCTTATTGGTTGATGGAAACAATTTGATAAAAATTGGTTTTCACGGAGTGAAAGATTACTTTCACAATGGACAACATATCGGTGCTATTTGGCACTTTTTAAATACTTTAAGAAAGTTCTTGGAAGAAAACAACTATAATAAAGTTGTTGTATTTTGGGACAGTGATACGAATTCATCTCAAAGGAGGATTATATACCCGAAGTATAAATTAAATCGTAGAAACGATTCTAATGAGTTTAAACAGGCTTCTTACGAAAGTCAGAAACAACGAGTTAAACAATATCTTGAAGAGATGTTTGTTAGACAAGTTGAAGTTAACCATTCAGAGGCCGATGATTTAATTGCTTATTACTGCCAAATTTCTGAAGACGAGGATAAAACAATTTTCTCGAGTGATAGAGACCTTACACAATTAATCTCTGAAAGGGTAACTATCTATTCACCATCCACAAAAAGATATTATAAGATGGGGGACACAATCAAAATGAGTGATTTTGAAGTTCCCCACTTTAATGTCAAAACAATCAAAATCCTCACAGGAGATTCGTCTGATAATATTGACGGTATTTTTTATTTAGGTGAAAAGACATTATTTAAGTTTTTCCCTGAGCTACTTGAAAGAGTGGTAGAAATACCCGATATTTTAACAAAAGGTGAGGAACTTCTTAAAGAAAATAAGGACAACAAATCATTACAAAACCTTTTATCGGGTAAGACAAAAGAGGGTGTATTTGGTGAAGAATACTATGTAATAAACAAAAAACTAATTGATTTAGATGAACCACTCGTAAATCAAGAAGGTAAAGATTTAGTTGATGCATATTATTCAGAATCATTAGACCCTGATGGTAGAGGGTATAAAAACCTAATTCGTATGATGATGGAAGATGGGTTATTTAAATACCTACCTAAAACAGATGATAATTGGATTTATTTTTTAAAACCGTTTTTAAAGTTAACAAGAAAAGAAAAGTCAAAATTCAAAAACAAAAAGTAAAATTATGAAAGAACAAAATGACGTAACTAAAGTTGAATTTCTTATCACATTAAATGATAATTTTGTGGTTCAGAGATTCTTTAATGTCAAAGGGTTTAACCCAAAAGCTAAAGGTAGTGTAGACCTGATGAACTACATGTTCGATTTAAGAACCGACCTACAAACAAAACTTAGAAATAAGTGTGCGGTCTACATGTTGGAAAATAGATTCCAAATTGAGGAAGACTCAACAGTATTAGATACATCAAATACCGATGGACCTGAAAGATTTAACATTATTTTAAGAGTCGGAAATGAGACAATTTGTCACTATATCATCGACGCTAAATTGTACCCACCAAAGGTAAGATATACGCTGGATGTACGACCATCCATAAAA